CGAACTTGACCGTGAACTGCTTGATGTACAAAGCCAAAGTCGTACCGTTGTACTTGAACTTGACGACAACGTTCGGGCGCATCTGCTGTAAGATGTCCGTATTGTTTGCAAGGAAGTATTCGTCGAACTTCAGCGGATAGTCGTAGTAATGCACGTTGTTGTCGCGCATATACTGTTTCATGTCTTGTTCAAGCCGCGTCTGAGCGTTCGTTACGTATGACTGCGGTAATGATATACCAAGAATAACAAAGTCGTCGTTTGCCGCTGGCTTCTGGTATATGTTAGGCATTAACGTACCGAATGTGTTCAAGTCCTTTTGAACGACAACGGTTATGGCAGCACTTGTCGAATTGGGATATTTCTGCGCATCACGAGGATGACCCGTGCCGATTACGGGGTCAAAGTTACCCTCGTCGTCATAGAAATTCTTCTTGTAGTCGTCCCAATCCACCATTACGGGGAACGTGCAACCAAGACAAGCACCGCTACGCATATTGATAGACATTTCTTGCGTGATGGCTGCGCAAGCGTATAAGTCGAATCCAAGTGCGGGCAATGTCAACGTGAAATAGCTTTGCACGTAGTTTCCCTCGTCATCCATCGTGTCGTCCCAATCGGGCGTTGGCATGGCATCGGAAAGACGTACTATATATTCAAAGTTCTGTCCTACGGATTCGTACTTGACGTATGCGTAATAGTCGTCCTTGTAGTAAGACCACTTGCAGGAATACAAGCGGGCATCTACCGCAGACACTGGCGGCAAAACGGAGCCAGAATCGGAATCATGTGTTCCAATGCCGTCCTTTATTTTCTTTATTTCGGTTTTTTCTACGTCATATTGCGATTGCGTGATGAAATCATCAAGGAGGATGTCAAGGAAATCGTCCATCGTTACCGATTCCTTGTACTTGTTGTCGTACGTGCCGACTGAGGAAATCTGGCGACTCTGCAATTCGGGCTTAATGTCCTCGAACTCATGAATCTCGTATGATGGAGAATCGGCTACGATTGGATTGGCGTACGTGTTGTCTGCATCGTAGTAGTCCACCAATTCCAACGTCGGGTCGTAGTTTGGGTTGGCGTTGCCGTTTGCCAAATACGGGCTAATCTTGTTGAAAAGCGTCGTAGCATAGATGGTCGGCATCAAGTGTGTACGTGTGAACGGGTGCTTAATCAATCGCACTTTCTGACCACCAACGATACCATCATAGATGGGGTAGCTGTTTGATGCCGACGGGTTGTTGTTTACCGTGTAGTCCCAAGACTGATTCCCGTACCATTGAATCTGCGGATAGCCATAGGGAATGTTATCCTCGCTACCGTAGCCTGCAATACGTGTGATAATCTTGTTGTTTCGTGGTGTGCGTGAATTGTTCTTCAAGCCAACGCCCTGGCCATACTCAAAGACAAACTCGCTTGTCGCCCCGCTGACAGTCTTCATTATCTTTGTTGTTGGGAGTCCGAACTGTATGGCGAACTTCTTTTGCACGCCTTCTACTGTCTGCGTCTTTGACACTATGATATAAGGAATCTCCCATGTCTCGTATCCTGTCTTCAAGGCATCGGCTATACTCTGGTTGTCAAACGTAAGTACGTCGCTCAGTTTGTTCTTGTCTTCCGACGGAACATGGCTTTCAATTTCACATTGCCATTCTGTGCTTGCAAGGTTCTTGTTTATCTTTGCGACGAAATCCGTCAAGTTGCCTATCCACGAGAACGACTTGTTTTCGGACAAATATTTCTTTTGGTCGTTCGATACGGCAACGTCGGAGAACGGGAAATTCGCCAACATGTACATCGGGTGGTAGAACGTGAACGAGTACTTTGTAAGACCTTTCAATTCGCTATTGTCCGATACCATGCCCTCGCGGACGATGACGGGTGGTGACACAAGGACAAACTTTACACCATCGTATTCCACGTACTCACCCATCGTAACGGCCAAGTCAGTACCACGATAATAAACGTCGCCAGTAATCTTGTCGCCAAGAGACATGACAACGCTATCGTATGTCGCCTTGTGTAAAACCAAGTCGTTGAACGGTGTTCCGTCGCTATTGAAAATCGGGAATGTTAGATTTCTCCCTACCACACCTTCAGCCATTTCAAAACTTTATATATTGCAAAGATAATAACTAATATTGAAAAAACAAACGAAATCTTAAATATTTTTGGTATTTTAACAACTTTCTTTGTCGTCTCTTTACGTACAGTAACTATGCTATCGCGCCAACAAGTATCGTGTCGCAAAACGATTTTGTCAACATATTTGGTATGCCATTTTTCGTACCAAACAGTATCGCCTTTTGAATGTACATACACGCTGTCGTGCATCTTCTCTATCACAGTGTCTTTTTCGACTTTTGTGATGTAATGGTCTACGATGCGGTCTCTGTATTCTATCTGCGTTCGTGTGGCACAAGACGACATAAGCAGTACGACAAACACGAACACTGCTATCATCATGCGCGAGCCGCATCCGTTGTATAATGCGTTATTCATACACTCTTTGATGATTCTTGCCTTTTCTTCTTCTGCTGTCATAATGCTAAATGTCTTTGTATTCTTTTGTAGCGTCAAACGACGGACATTGCTTTCCTTTCTTGTCTAAGTCTCTATGTCCGACAATCTTAGCTTTCGGATATAGCACTCTCAGTTCTTTCAGAAGTTTTTCCAATGCTTTTTTCTGTGCGTCTGTGCGAGTGTCTTTCGCTTTGAGTTTCTTGTCAACTCCGCCAACATAACACACGCCAATTGACGTTGCATTGTAGCCATAACAATGAGCTCCGACCAAGTCAACGTTTCTTCCGTTGTGTACAGAGCCGTCAATATACACAACGTAATGGTAGCCGATGTCTGCCCATCCTTGCGCTTTATGCATACGTCGTATGCTTTCAACTGTCTCTTCGCGTCCTTCAGGAGTCGCCGTACAATGGATTACTATATATTTGATGTTACGCTTAGACGTCTTCAAAGAGTTCTTAAAAATCGCTTCCCAAGTTTTATCACCTACGACTCCGTCTGCTTTCAGGTTGTTTGTTTTTTGGAACGCCTTCACAGCTTCTTCTGTTATGCTTCCAAAAATGCCGTCCTCGATAAGGTGAAGCTCGTGCTGTATACGTCTCACCAAATCGCCCCTGCTACCCTTTGTAATATAAACTGACATGATGAATTAATTTTTGTTTTCGTTTTCTTGGTTGTTTCTCTCTTCTTCTGTCGCAAAGCTGTTGTCGTCAATGTTTTCTGTAAGATTGACTTTCCTGCGATTCAAACATCCGACGACACTACAAAGAAAAGGGGTTATTGCTTCGATTTTTCTGTCTTGTCTCGCAAGCTGTTTTTTTAGTTCAAGTATTTCATCGTCATAAGCCTTGTACTTTTCTCTCATTTCAGAGTTTTCCTTCTTTAAAACGGCTCGTTCTGTACGCATGTCTTCGCTATAAACCTTGAAGTCTTCAATGGTTTGCTGATACAAGTCTTGCATCGCCTTCCACCCCTCTGCCTCTGACTGCGTTGCTTCACCATTGGATTTTCGCTTGTTTGCTCGCCAGTTGATGAACCAGCCACCACCTGCTATAATTGTCAAGATACCTAAAATCCAGTTTAAAAATTCTCCTAATTCCATAATTAGCCTCCTTTCTTATTAATTATCAAGCCCTGTTTTGGCTTTGTTGTCGATTATCTCGTTAGAATTGTTCTTGCTGATACGTGCAGCCTTTCCTGTTTCAGCGTCAGTGACTGCGTCTTGCGGAACAAGAGCTCCTCTTTCAGAAATGATTCTTTCAACTTCGTCTGGAGCAGCATCAGGAGACCTTTCGATAACAGTCTTCATCGAGAGCCACTTTGCTTCCATCTGCAAGTTCGTAATCTTCGTATTGTTCGTCTCAAGCGACCAAGGAACAATCTTCGCACCCACCTTGAGTTTTCCGTACTTTTCTGTACCGTTAGACTCCAAGTCAAGACCTTCTTGGTGCAAGTAGAACATGTCGTTGACGAACTTGCGCCAGTCGAGTGCGCTCTGTGTCGCCAACGCATAGTCGTTAGACATCGCAAGCGCAATTCCGTTACCGCCGCTGTTTGTTGCAGTGATGTCCTTTGGCGTGATGAAGGACGTACTCGAGAACAGAGAAATCTTTTCTTCGAGAGTCTTCAGATAAGCATCCATCGTCTGCGGCTCAGGGAAATCGAGCACTTTTGCGTCTTGCTTTCCGTTTGTCGTGTCGCTCGACAAGTTGATGATAAGCGTAGAAGAATCCCGCTGGAACGACTTCGTGTCCATCTCTCCTGTAAACACCAATGCAAATGTTCCGAAACGCTTCAGAGCAATGTTCTGAATGTTTGTCATCAGTTCCCATATCTCGATGGTTGACTCAGCGTATTCCCACGCCACTTTGCCACGTCTGTGAAGAAGTGGACATCTCGAGAATCCATGATTGTTTATTTCGATGTTCCAACCATTAGTTCCTTGAGAGACGTGATAGTGATTCTTCACGTCGAAAGTGTCGATGACTATCGAATTGTCGACTTGATATACGAGCGAGCGTGCAATCTCCACTCCGTATTCGTCGTAGTTCGGAACAATCTGATAGCCGTCTTCATAAGAATACGTTGTAATCTCGTACCTCTCCATTCCCTTGTTGTACGAGAA